GGTGGTGGCGGTGGATCTGGCGGCGGCGGTGGGTCCGGCGGGTCCGGTGGTGGTTCTGGCGGTGGGAGTGGCGGCGGGTCTGGCGGGGGTTCTGGCGGATCTGGCGGAGGATCGGGCGGTGGGTCCGGAGGCTCGGGAGGCGGCTCAGGAGGCTCTGGAGGATCTGGCGGAGGCTCTGGTGGTTCCGGCTCGGGAGGTTCTGGCGGTTCAGGCTCGTCTGGGGGTGGCGGATCCGGAGGTGGTGGCTCAGGTGGGGCTGGATCCGGATCATCTTCGGGCGGCGGTGGCAGTAGCGGGTCGGGAAGCGGCGGCTCTGCTGGCGCTTCTGGTGGGAGTGGTAATGCTGGCGGCTCGTCCGGCTATGCCTCCGACCCCGGCCTCAATAATGTGAGCGATTACTTCCGCCATCCCAACTGGCGTAGGTAACGAGACGGCCGTGGCATAGAAGCCTGTCCTGTGCAGGTGACCCGAACCACGGTCTAGCTCCCCCGGTGTGGGATGGTCGAATGGGGGCCATCCTTTCGCAGGCGCCGGGGGAGCACTTTTTCTACAAGGAGGAGAACACCATGCCCATCAACGTCAACGACATTGTCCATGTCCGAATGGAAATGTCGCGGTACAGTCCAAAATGTCGGTTCGTTCTTAGGGTCTGTTTGTGCGGGAAGCAAAACCTAATCAAGGAAGCCGCTCATTGCTGGGGCTGCGGCACCAGCTTGGAGTTCGCCAAGACGACCAATGATGAATACTACGTCGATGATATCAATCGCGGGTTGATGCAGGAGACGAAACTGCGGGCTGATCTTGAACTCAGGCGAGAGACTCGCATCGTCTACCTATCTAGATTCGATTACGGGAGAGAAGAGCGATGAGAAAGCCACGCCTGCTCGTTCAGCCGAACGAACTGAAGCCGACGTTCATCCGCTACGACGGTATCTGCAAGACCCGGAAGTACCAGCCTGATCAATGGTCGGTCGTGGAAAGGATAAGCGGCCGAGTCCTGGGTACCATCGTCTACACCGGCACTCTATTCACATCGCACTATCTGGCCGAGATGCCAGACGGTCGGCGTCTGTGGAACATCACGATGCTGGCGCGCGCCGCTGGATGGATCCGGGAGAACGATCGTGGCCCTCTAGTTCCCCCGGCCCAAGCTATCCCCGTTTCGGATCCTCCGGCTGTTGTAGATGCTCCGGCATCTCGCGATTGACCAACACGACGGGATGGCTCTCGTCGTACTGATGTGTCCGAACGACGTCATAGTCTGAAGCCAGCTTGACTTCGACGACCTTGCCGTCTTCATCGGCGCGTACCCTGCACCAGACAAGCTGAGGGGCTGGCATCCAGCCCTCGAAGGGCGGCAGAGGTTCCGGACCCTTTGCAAGTTCCATCGTTTCGGACTCGGTCCCTTCTTCCTGCTCGTCGCCAGTGGTGGCGAACTCTTCCGGATCCTTTTCCGTATCGGCCATGTTCTTCTCCTTGAGAAAATGCGAGGGGCTGGTTCTTAGGTGGTGGCAGCCCCTCAGTTTCCCGGCTATATAGGCATGTCACCGGGGTTGGCTGATTACTGCGCCCGCTGAACGTGGACGAGAACCTTATTCTGGACATTGACGGTCTCAGTGACACCAACGCGCGGCGCACCGGCCTTGCCCGCCATCTGGGTCCGCATGCTGCTGCAGATCAGATCGGCAACCTGCTGAGCGGTAGACAGCCCCGGGATCTCGCCGGTCAGAGCCTGGATCTCGGTGAGCGCGGTCGAGGCCGCCAACTCCACGCCGCATGCGCTCTTGAGAGCTGCCTGCACGGCGCTGACGTCGATACCTCCGGTCTGCGAATTGCAGCCGCCAAGGAAGAAGGCGAAGATGGTGAGAAGAGATCCTGCAAGTGAACGCATTTCTGTTCCTTTCTGTTAAGCCGTATGAGCCTGCTGCTCGGCGTCGGATCCGAACAGGTCGATGATCCAATAGTCGGATCCGTAGGTCGGCGACCCGAGGAAATTGAACGGGATGTAGCAGTTCCCCTTGTCACCCCAGTCATCGCCCCAGGAATTACGGACGGTGAAATGATCGGGCTTCTGACCATAGCCGATCACGTACATGCAGTGGCCGCCGATCATGCTCTCATTCGGACCCGGCATCGGCACCATCCCGGTACGTGCGACTTCATCGGACTCGAAACTGTCGTAGACCGAGATGCCGATGACCACTGGATGCTGATTTGCCAGTGCCGTCTTCAGGCCGTTGACGCTGACCGGCACGCGACTGAAGTGCAACGCCTTGTATTGAACGGCGTCGTCGTAGACTTCCTGCGGCGGCGGTTGAGTGAATTTGGTGATGTCGTACGGCCAGAGTTCCTCGTGACCGATCCCCTTGGCCGCCACAGACTTGATAACGTCGCGGATCATGGCACCGCTGTCTACGTCCACCGTACCCTCGCTCATCCGGCTGTCGTAGTAGAGCTGAAGACGTGACATCTCGAAATCATAAGTGGTGTTGCGCTTGAGGATGTGCCAGCGCGCGCAGCCACTGACGCCATGCGCCGTACAGGAACCCAACGATTCCTGATTCATGACCGGCGGACACCACCGGCTCAAGTCAACGCTGGGCGGTAGAGTCTGCGGCGCGGCAACCTGCATGACATGATCGCGATGGTCCTTGTAGTCCGGAATGCATCCGTACCATTGTTTGCTCCTAGGCATTGGCATTTCCTTCCAAGGCGTTCAAGAAGTTGTCGTGATATACAGCAATGTCTTCTGCATGATCGTCGCCGTTGATGATCTGGCGCGCTGCTTCCGGTTCGTCTAGGCTGGCTGTGAAGTAGTCGGCCAGCTTGCGCGTTGTGAACGTGCCATCAATCATGCCTCTGAACAGGATACGGGCAGCATTGACGGGTTCGAGCGCCAGCTCTGGTTTGTTCAGCAGATCCAACTTCAACGCCGTGCCGAGCGCTCTGTAGTTGTTCGCCCATGTGAGCTGAACGTAGCCCCGGCCGTGATACTTGATACCATCGCCTGGATTCACATTCCCCATCGAACGGGCTCGGGCCGGATATAGACCCGTGACGTCGTAGAGTCTGGTGTAGTAGGCGTCTCCGCCATACTCGTTGATCGGCCACATCTCACGGTCGGTCTCATGGAACGTGGTCGCCAAGGGATAGGCGCACCATCTTAGATCATAGATCTTCAGATCCTCGAACGTATCCAGGATAGTGTTCATGCCATTGACCTGCTGCTGGCTCAATGTCCCATTGAATAGGAACACGCGCACCGAGTTATAGAAGAACTTGCGGTCGATCATGGATCACCCGAAGAAGTAAAGGCCGCAACCGCCCAGCAAGGCGAAGCAGATGCACACCAAGACGGCAAGATTTCCAAAGAGGTCGTTGGTTGCTGTTCTAAGCGTCGCGACGCTCGAACCGATGATGAAATAACTCAATATCATCCGGATTACATCTACCCAGAAGATATTCTGCGGCCACCAACCTAGAAGAGATCCAGCATTCACGGCAAAGCGCAATGCTAGGACTCCCAGGATAATAGCTAGACTCGTCGCCAGTGGTTCTACCTGTAACTCGGGAGCCGCTGGCAACCATTTTGTGAGGACAGGAGGGACAAGCCGCCGATACCAGAGCATGATAGCGGCGATGATGACCAGAATGCTGGCAATGGCATCGGTCGCGGCTAGAGCACGGTCAAGGAAATCTGACGACATGGTTCTATCCCCATAGATACAGGACAACGCTGAAGAACGTGATAGCGCAGAAATAGAACAACCAGACTCTATTGCCGTACTGCGCCTTTGTCATGGCACGAACGGAGCATAAGCCCATCCCGGTCACGACGAGCAGACTCACCGCCAACGGCACACTCACAGATTCCCACATCAACCAATGCATCTTGACGACAGCAATGCTGCCGAAGATGATGGTGAGGGCTCCCCATGCTATTGCCCGGTCGAGCACGACGTCAGCTCCCTGAAACGGAGCCCGGCCGGACCGACGGGTTGCCAACATGAGCCAAAAGGACAAGGAAGCAATGAGATAGAAGATGGCGGCAATCGCCGCGCAGAACGCAATCACTCTGTCAATCATAATTCCTACCGCTCCTGGTCGATGTCCCTCTCCATGTTGCGTACGCTTCCCACGAACGCTTCACCCATCTGGCCTATGAAATGATCAAGACGAGACCGCGACCGCTGCGCGGCCTCATGTTCTTCGCGTAACTTCTGGTCAAGAGCTATGATCACATGGTCTTGGACCCTTGTTTGGAATTTAAGCGGCACCAGACGCTGGCGCGGCTCGAAGTAGCGACGGAACCAATCGGCGATCATGAGGCCGCTTCCTGGTTGGCGCCTTTCATCGCTGCGGGCAACTTGGCCAGAGTATCGACCAGATGCTCGTCGGTCTGTCGGCGCTGTTGGAGGATTTGAATCTGTTGCTGCAGTTGCTCCATTTGCCGAGCCTGCATGCTGTCTACCCGGTCCTCTAATTCCTTTATCCGTTGGTCCCGGTCGGCAATGTCCTTGTTCTTACTCTGTAAGAAGATGCCGATGGCCGTTCCGAGCGCCGACAAGATCGTTCCAATAAGGGCGAGCCATCCAGCGGGGATATCGGCCATGACAACCCCTCATTGATTTTTGAAAATTGCCTGTTCGCGTGGACGATGACGTCTTATCCTCCGCGCGCGCTGTTCTTCGGTCTTGAATGGCTGGCCGTAGCTCGGCGGAGCCGGTTGCGGGATCTGAGGCAGGCTGTGGGTCCTCTTCAGATCCTCCCTTGTCGCCGGAAGCATCTCTTCCGGTCTTGTCGGTCTGATGTTCGGCATAGAGTGTTACTCCTAGATCTTGCAAGGTCCTATATAGTTCCATGGCTGGGCGTGCTAGGGTAGGTAATGCCCGGTTAGGGCGGTATATGGGAAAGGCATCGGCTATGGATCAAGCGAAGGTTGTTGAGATACTTGAACAGAGCAAGCAAAGATGGGAGGTCACCGAAGGGCATATCGTCCTACACACCTTCTATGCGGGCATGGAGGAAGGCTTCGACGGCGAGAAACATCCGACATGGCGCACGACAATCTGGTGGGGTGGCGCAGACAGCGACATCAGCCATGAGACCGTCTACAAAGACGGCAAGTGGTGGGAGTACGATTTCAGCACGAGCCACAAGGACTTGACGGCCGCCATTCTGAACGGCGTCGAAGGTCTCCTCGAATACGCTCTGCCCAAGGACCTGCTGCCGTGACGATCTACCATCGCAAGATGAAAACCACCCAGAGCTTCAACCGAGCTCAAGCTCTAGTGGACGCTCTATTCGAGCGTAGACTCTCGATTGCAGAAGCAACGGAGAAGCTGCGTAGCCTTCCGTACTTCGACAAGACTTCCGAAACGCTGGTGCTCCTGACCACCGGCAAGATCCTGGCGAGCGAAGCCGTCAGGCAAATCGCAGATACCTGGGATGGAGAAGGTGATGCCCCGCAAAGGTAGAACCATCGTCGTCGGTCCGCGCAACGGTTCCACTGCCAAGCTGATCGGTGCTCTAGCACTGGCTGAGAACATCGTTGACGCACTGCTCGACCGCACATTGACGAAGGAGCAAGCGTTGCAGGAGCTCAAGGATTCTGAGTTCTATAAGGCGAACCCGCAGAAGGACAAAGACTTCGCCGACCTCCGCATGCCTGAGACCATTGACAAGCTCCTCAACGGCACCATGAGCGACGAAGAAGCCGTGATGTACCTCGTATGGGATATCGACAATTGAAAAAGCGTCAACGCCGTGAAGCCAGCCGGGGCAGAAGGTATTCCGAATTTTCGGATCAGAAGAAACCCAACCGCTCCAAACGTGCCCGAGGCAAGACTAGGATGAAGATCGAACATCCTCGCCAACAATCCTTGGTGCTACGCAGATTCAATACCATAGTGGGAAGCTCCTCCTTCTACGATTACTTCAACTCGTGTCTAGAGGCCCGTATCTGTCTTTGCCATAAGGCCAATCTCGATCCAACGGCAACAGTGTGCTGGAGCTGCGGCACATCATTAGAATATTCACGGCCCTACCTCTACCTCAGATAAGCATGCTTTCATCATCTTAGGAGAAACAAATGGCCGATTGGTCGAAGCGCAAGACTTGGTCCCGCACTACACACGGGATGTGTGCTACTCCTCTTTATCGAGTATGGGTCAACATGCGCCGTCGATGCAATTCGCCCAGATATCCCAAGTACTCTGAATGGGGAGGACGAGGCATAACGATCACGTCACGATGGGATCATTTCGAGCAATTCTATGAAGATATGAAAGACAGCTACAAGCCTGGATTGAAACTTGACAGGAAGGATAACGACGGCCCTTATTCTCTTAAGAACTGTCGCTGGGTGACACAAAAGGAACAAATGCAGAATACGCGATTCAATCGCTACATAGAAACGCCCAAAGGCCGAATGATCCTAAGCGAGGCTTCGCGCGTTTCTGGAATAGCTTGTCGGACTCTTACTGATAGAATCTCTTCGGGCTGGCCGGTGGAGAAGTTATTCGATTCACCTAAGAGAAAACGGAATTAAAGCATGCTTTGTCCGTGTTGATAGAATAGATAGGGTCCCCTTTTTCATCTTAGGTAGATCATCTTGGGCGGGGTGGCCTAAGCGTCCATTCGCACAAGACGGAGGTGGACCCGGGGATCCGATAACTATAGACGGCCGTGGGCCCCAGATCGAAACAGTTGATTCTTTCGTTTCGCGTATGGAATACGCAACTATCTGTCACAGAATTGAGTTGCCCTGCTCGAGAGTTCGTGCGCCTGAACTGATTAGATAGTTGCGCAAACGCGGTAGACAACGCAAGTACATTAGCCATGGTTGCATGCCATAAACAGTATGCAAGCGGTTAGCTTGTAACTGATAAACGAGGTTCGATATGACGAAGCAAGTGACCAAGGCCCCCAAGGCCCCCGCGACCCCCGCGGCCGTGAAGGCCCCCGCCCGCAAGCGCCCCGCCGCGTACACGGAGGCAGGCCGCATCACCATCGTGACGGGCGACGGCCAGCGGCGCACGGTTCGCAACCTGAGCTGTGACCGCGCGATGCAGCACATGAAGGCAAACCCGACCGTCGGGAAGTACCGCGATGCCTTCGCGGCCGAGATCGACAAGCTGAACAAGGCCAAGGCAGGGTCGGGCGACCTCCCGGGCCGGGGCGGTCAGCCCGCCACGACTCAGGCGATTGCGATCCTGCGGTTTCTCGAGCGGGAGGGCGCGGTCACCGTGCGATAACCCAGAGCGAGGGGCGGCGCAAGTCGCCCCTCACTTTTTGCACTCGCGAAGGAATCTATCATGATCCTCATCCTGTCCCTCCTCCATCTCGCATCCTTCCTGCAAGGAGTTCTCCAATGACCGCTGAAATTTTCTGCTTCTGCATCCTCCCCGCTGGTACTTTTCTATTCATGCTGATTCTTGCGCTGTTCTCTCGATAGTGCAAATTGCATCCACGACAGAATCCTGCGCGACAGAATGTTGCGCGGGATGACTGACTCCAAGCCTGATTCTTGCTTGCGACAGAATCTTGCTATTCGCACGCTGAATCCGTACTGAATCTTACAACGAAAGAATCCGTCAATCCGCACGCTGAATCCGTGCTGAATCTTACCGACAGATTCTTACCTTTCCGAGAAGAGCTCATCTCGAGGACAGGAATTATCCGGAAGAAGAGCCTTTGCACACTCAGGGTATAAGGAGCGGGCTGCGCCATAGACCAGCCGCGGACCAGCGCAGCCCGCTTGGCAGCAAGCAGAGGGATGGGGGAAACCTGCTCGCTGCCTCGTCGCCTGACACGCCCATGCCAGACGACGGGACTTCTTCTCGCTAATAGCCATCCACGTTGCCCTTGCTCAGAGCTATCGCATGCGTGAACGCATTGAGCACGACCTTGCCGTCGAGATCCTTCATGGCTGGTGTGAATTCACCCACCTGCCCAGTCAAATGGTTTCTGGTGATGCCCTTGAAATTCTGTGTCTTCTCGATGCACTCCTGTGTGAGCTGGACCACGCCGTCCCGTACCGCACCGGACACAGTGAGCGCACGGTTCACATCGTCCAATTCGGATTCAATCACCTGTGCCGGATAGCCCATGCGATCCGCACGGTTCAAGAAGACCTTGCCGGTCGTATCGTCCGCGAACCACATTCCCATCGAGCCCGATCCAGCATTTGCAGCATTGGCGAGCGCCTCCAACTTGTAGAAACAGCCCGCCATCCAGTCGTCGAGTAGGCGGGAACTCATCTCGGTGATATCCCAGTCTAGAACAATCAGCGGATGCACAGCATTCATATTGTGTGCACAGAACACTGCGGCCGCGCCGTCAGTGTCTCGGCCCGGACGCATATTGGCGGTGATGACTCCGAATACGCAATCGCAATGGATGGGAAATGGCACACCAGATCCCGCAGTTAGCATCATTTCGTTTTGCTGAAGCACGCGAAGCGGAGGAGCCGTCTCTATTCCGAAGTTCATCATGAGACTGTCTGCAAGATTGGGCGACGCCATGCCCTCCTCGGCCTTGATGATCTGGAGCTTTCCAGTCATCGAATAGCCATAGATTACCTGCGCGAGTTCTTGTTGAAGACGTACTAAATTCACGAGCTTTGAGTCAATCGAAATCAGCTCTTCAGGCTGAAAGGAAAATACCGGAACGGAAGATGAATTCAAGGGTGAAGAGGAATCTTCAGTATTCTGTTCCTTCATACTCATCACAGCTTTGAATGTCTTCTCAAAGCGGATTCGCAAACGCCACCATGCCTGAGCTTTAGCGTTGGAATACATTTCAGAGTTGAGCCTGCCCTGCACATCCTCACGTTCAGGATACAGCACTTTGCCAGATGCATGGAATGGATAGGTCTTAATCTGCTGCTCGTCTGACCTATTGCTGTTTAGAACCTCAGAATCACCTCTTACGGAAACACCCATGCCGTCAGAATCAAACACCAGATCCTGACATCCAACAGAATCGCACAATTGAAAGGCGCGCATGAGAGTACGGTATAGATTACTTGCTTCACCGCTCCAATCCTCCGCTTTGAATACCGTCACACCCCGTACGGCAGTCCACGCATTCTTATCAGGGCCTTCGTCGGCAATGTCCAAAGCGCATTTGATTCTACCGCCTAGATCCAGACCCAGCTTCTTATCTGCGTCAATGGCCGCATTCACCCATGCCGAGGGTATTAGAATACCTTCCACAGAGGCCATGTAGTTAATGTCTATTTCCTGTGCGACAACGATTGGATCATATCGCTCGCACTGCTCCTGATACCATTGCTCGGATTTACGTGGATCATCCCTCCAATGGATTGTCATCAGTCTATCTGCGGGCCACGAATGTCTCTTGCGTGCAAATGGGTTTCCCATTCCATGTGCAGAGGATACATCAATCCTGCATCGCGTGGTCTGGCTAAGAGCAGCATCCACAGCGTCAGGATGTTCTATATACGCAGCCTCATCCACGACATGAATCGAAGTGCGATCTCCTCGTCCGATATTGTCACCGGCTTCTCCAGTAATTGCAGAGCCAGTAATTGGGAATGTAATCCTGCAATGCGCATCAGTTTCACGCGACCATCCCGCTCTAAACTCAAGCGGTAGATTGTCCAAGTACTCACGCGCTTTCCAAAAGAGGGATTTGGGATCTCCGGCCTTGTCCACGTATTCGAGTTTGCGGGAGCCAAACCCTCCGATGAATCCGTTGTGCAGGATGCACAATGAATCGAGCGTCGCACACGCCAACCACGATACACCAATCTCACGCGATTTGTCTGTGAGTCCATCCTTGTTGTTCTTCCACAGATAGTTGCAGACCCAATCCACCCATTCCCTTTGCTTTGGGAACAATACGAAGGGGATCTTGGATGGCAGATTAAGCGCGAGATTACGAGGATCGAATGTCACACCCCAATCATTAATAAAATCCGCAACATGACCATCCCTATAATAGGAAAGGAGGCCGCGCATCCTCGAAGGATCAGAACGAAGGTATCGCAGACGAGCAACACGCGCACGGATGATGGGCAGGTAGTCAGGATGCTTCCAATCGAATACGAATTGAGAATCAGGAGTCTTTTCCTGAATTTGCGGCGAGGTCAACGACGTCTGTAACTTTGGTCTGGGTCTGGCGACGGTCTTCTTTTTGGAAGGTGCCGCTCTCGATTTTAAGGAGCTCTTGGTAGGCATCGCTCGCTTGCTCCGAAGTCATGTTATCGAAATTGCGGTAGATCTCCATGGTGAGCTTACGAGTCTCATCCACATCCACTTGTTTCACATCCTTCCAATGTTCAGGCATCCTGTTCTTTAGCCAGAACATAATCGCAGACTCAGATGGAGGGTGGTATTCCTTGGTGGGTACGCGGACTACATCACCACGTTTGACATCGTAGAATATCTTTTCCGTATTAGCATAGAAGCCCATTGCGCGACGCGCAAGACGTTGCATGATTTGAATATTCATCTCGGTAGAACGATCATTCACAGCAGCATTAAATTCTGGATATTCCTGCAACCATAGAGTAATGGTATTTTCAGACACTCGAAAGAACTTGGCGAGCTCACCTCGGGTACTACCGTAAAGGGAACATACAAGACGAGCTACTTGCGCAAAATCCTTTCTATATTCTGTGACACCACCAGGATTTAATCTCTTCTCAACTTCCACTATCAAATCCTTAGTGTCGTATTCTTTACGAAGTCTCCACCGTTCAGCTCGAAGAGCCAGCAGATAATCATTACGGGATTTATAATCTGATGGCTTCCCGACATTCCGCGCGGCCATCATTGTAAGTCGAGCAGGCTCTGGGCGATTTGGGAATATCTTGTGTTTCTTCGGAACAACCTTCTTTGGAATCGCCTTCTTGGAAATAGATTTGTTTGGAGGAATCGTTTTCTTCTGCTTAGTCCTGGCCACGACCAAACTCCATTCCGTGAAATGGCCCTCCCAAGACCGAGGGGGAGTGATGAGCATACGATGGGAGGAGCTTCGACTGGGAGGGCCACCACTGCAGCCCGAGGGGAACGGGACTGAAGTGTCTAAAACCAGCGAGGCATACATCGTCGCACAGATATTTCCATTGCACAAGCCCCCACAAACCCCAGCAAACATTGGATGCAGGGCCTATTGGATGTTTTGTCTGGCAAATTCAGGATCCATTATTCTCATAATTTTATGAAGTTCTTCGGAAGAACATCTGTGGAAATTTACAGACCATACAGTCAAGCAGCACTGAGCATGCAATATGACTCGGTCTCGTGGCAAATTCAATTGCCGCACAATCCGCTCTATCGGAGCTCCTTCCCGAGCCAATAGAACAGTCCCAGCTGGATCTAATCCCCATCTCTCGCATTGCTTGCTCCATTTCCCTATTACTTCAATCTCATGAAGTGCAACGGATCCGCTATCTAATCCTCCTGTATGCGTATACTCCTGGAATCGCATGGTCCTATATCCTAGAGAACGTTCGATCTTATGATACGTCTGAGCGATATGGGATAACGACTCCAGTTGGTGCTCCTCGAATATCCTCATCAGATATCCGAGGGACACATTCCTGTCCTTCTGCTTCTGTTCCTTTTTCTTTCTACTCAAGATATGGCTCCAGTCCATTCATCACACAGACCAGATGAATCATTTCATCCTTGTTGATCCATCTGTCTGCATCCTTCTTGAGAGCAGATGACAGATACGATCCACCACCTCCAACTCGGAAGAACCGCATCACCTTCCACTGGATCCGGCCATTCACATTATCGCATGTGACAATAGGAATAGCACACGACCCGGAATCCTGCCATCGTCTTATCCATGCTTTCTGGCTTGGTCTCAAGAACAGCTTGTCTGGTGCCTTCAATTCGCAGAGTCCTGCATTACCGCGTATGTCTTTGAGCAGAACATCTGGCAATCCGCTATCGAACGCGGGCTCCATCCGCTCGCTATGCCACGGCCACGCCTTGGAGAAGTGACCCCATACGCCATCAGCTCCTTCTTTCATCATAGCCTACCTTTCTTGTGTCTCGCGAATACGGATATGCATTGGTGGAAGATTATCCAGCATCCACGATCGTGTGAGCAGCCACGCCAATCGCCAGTGCTGGTAACTGTCGGATCCCACGCCATGCGGATTATCAGAACATGGCCTATGCTCTAATGCCGCCGCTTTCCCTTCCGCATAATCGAACAAGTCAGTCATCAGAACCTCCTACGCAGATGTCGCAGATATCCTCCACACATATCGCATGGCTCGTTCTCACAATCGGGGCAGTCCATCCACTCGTCATGAACCTTGATCCTCCCTTTCCCCATACAGGTAACACACTCGGGATCCTTTGTTCCTTTTCCATCGCACAATGGGCACTCCTCCTCGGGATAGATAGGCTTCGGCATGACC